TGGATAGCACAAAGACTTGGAAGAAAGTGGATAGGGATAGAACTAAATGCTGAATATATCAAAATAGCGGAAAAACGATTTATCCAACACGAATTATTTTAAGGAGAAATAAAATGATAACAATTGCAAATTGGATCGCCAACCTCTACCTGTTAGGACTTGGGATATTTTTATTAGGGATAGGCTTATTTATTATAGCTGTTATTTGGACAACACTATGGGATGAAGCGACGAAAAAGTGGGAAAAGAATGCCGATTGATTATTCAAAATATCATAAGAAGTGGACGTTAATCCGCAGACTCATTCTGAAACGTGCCGATAACCGGTGCGAAATGTGTAACGTCTCAAACTATGCAATAGGATGGAGAAATAACACGGGTAGATTCCACGTAGATCAAGGACACACACCAAACGGAGCGAAAATAATCAAAATCATCCTGACCATCGCTCACTTGGATCACGACAAAAGAAATAACCGATTCGACAATCTTAAAGCATTGTGTCAAAGATGTCACCTGAACCACGACAGACCACAATACGTCCACAGCCGTAAATACGGCAGAGACACAAAATACCTAAATTACAGTTTAGATTTATGAAAAAGGATATCAGAGAAAAGGTTTGGAAAAAATACGGCAAGCGATGTGCATATTGCGGTAAGTCATTGAAATATACAGACTTACAGGTAGACCATCTTATAGCAAAAAGGACAGGAATCGCTGAACATGAATCCAATTATATGCCCTCATGCAGACGGTGTAACCACTACAAGAGGGCTTACAGCCTAAAACTATTTAGAGAGATGATGGAAACCCTCCACAAAAGAGTAGCAGACCATTACATAAACAAAGTAGCCATCGATTACGGAATTATCGAATTGAAACCCTTTGATGGAAAATTTTATTTTGAAAGGATAGAACAGAATGAATAACCAAATGAACTCACCAGACCACACCTTCGACTGGTGGACAAAAGAATCAAAAGTAATAGACAGGATGCTCCGGAAATTAATCAAGATGAAAAAAGCATTAACCTTTATTGCAAATGCACATGAACAGAGCAATCCAACGCACCTGAAAAAAGTAGCCAGAGAAGCCATTAAGGAATCAGAGAGGAAAGCAGATGATTGATAAAGTTAAAACCTGCACCTGTTTTTTTGCAAAAAAAGGGTTCAAAAAAGACGAATGTTATTTTTATGAGCAATTAGACAAAGGAACACTAAAAGTATGGTACGTGTACCGAAATGATAAGTCAGACTACGACCTGATGAGCGTAGCACAATTCAACAGCCAATTCAAAAGGACAGGATATGATAAAAACTAAAGATGGAATCCATGTGTATTGCGCACATACCGAATTAAAAGACCCTGCGGGATTAGTGCCAAATCCGCAGAACCCGAACACGCACCCGGAAAGCCAAGTTGAACTGCTGGCAAGGATCATCAAAGCACAGGGTTGGAGAGCATCCATCACCGTATCGGATAGAAGCGGATTCATCGTCAGAGGACACGGCAGGCTGATGGCGGCAAATCGATTAAACCTCACCGAAGTACCGATAGACATTCAGCATTATGACACCGAAGCGGAGGAGTACGCAGACCTCGTTGCGGACAACAGACTCTCCGAACTCTCTATGATGGACAACGAAGTCTTATACGGGATTTTAGAGGGATTGAAAAAAGACGGTTTCGATTTAGAACTTTCAGGATACATGGAAGATGAACTGGACAAAGTAAGAGCCGAACATTTCACAGAGGTGGATGGAAACACCGATCCTGACGACATCCCTGATATGGAGCAGAAGGACACGTTCGTTCTGCCCGGAGATTTATGGACAATGGGAAAGCATAAAATCCTGTGCGGAGACAGCACCAACCAAAAAGACCTCGACCGGTTAATCGGGAAAGAGAAAATCGGCATGATATTCTGCGATCCGCCGTACAATGTGGATTACAAACCCGAAGAAAGACCACGAAACGCTCCGAATAAACAGAACTACAAAACAGGTGGAATTATGCAGGATGACGGTAGCTTTGAGACCATAAACTGGTTGGACGCAATCACACCGTACATGAAGCAATGTGCGTTTTACATCTGCTCAGGGGACAAGGAAGCACCCCTAATCCATAACTGGATACTTACCAAAACAAAAGGCAGAGAGCCAACATACATTGTATGGGCTAAAAACAGCTTCACCCTGACACGCAGAGATTATCACAGGCAACACGAATTCATCATTTATTCGTGGATTAAAGACAAGCATTGGGCAGGTTCACGTTCCGAAAGCGACCTATGGTGGTGGGATAAGGACATCATCGAAGGATTAGGTAAAGAAGAACTGGTAAAACTTTTTAAGGACATGATGGACGAAACCGACATATGGGATGTCCACAGAGACCCGGTTCAAGAGTACGTGCATCCAACGCAAAAACCCGTCGCATTAGCCAAAAAAGCGATGCGACATTCATCAAAACCGGATGACATCGTGGTGGACTTTTTCGGTGGGTCTGGAAGTACGCTGATAGCAGGTGTACAGATGGACAGGAGAGCGTACCTGATGGAACTTGACCCCTACTATGTCAGCGTAGGATTGTTACGCTACCTGAAATTCACAGGCGACATGCCGATACGTGAAGATGGGAAAACACTTGAGGAAGTCATGCAGGAAGGAAAAGCAAGTGGCTAAATCCAAGAAGACACCAGAAAGAATAAATATAATAGAAAAGACGATTATAGACACGGGGTCAGAGAAGACAGCTTTTGAAAAAGCAAAGATATCGAAGACTACATTCCAGAATTGGAAAAAGAATGATATGTCCTTTATGAACCTTGTTACACGGGCGCATAAGCGATTTGAGAATCTTAACTTACGCAACCGAACCGACCTGAGAGAGAAAGCCGTCGAAAGTCTCGAAAATTTACTTACAGAACGGAAAGTAGACCGTGATCAAGTTAAAATCACAAAGTTTTTCGACAAAGATGGAAACATGACAGGACACAAGGAGGAAACAATCAGGAAGACGGTTGTGAGAGACCCAAGCTATTACGCCATCGAAAAGGTGCTGGGTAAAAGGGAAATCGAATACATCGTACTGAACAAGGCGATACAGGACGGCAAGGAAGACAAGGATTCTCCACTTTTCAAAAGGATGTTTGGTGATTGGGGAGAACACAGCAGAGAACTGAAGGGATTTGAAGATAACATATTTTCAGACACTCTCGACCTCATCAAATTACGCCACATTCAAGCGGAAACGATGAAACGATACGATCAAGGGAGACTGTCGTTTGAGGAATGGGAATTAATGACGAGAAATCAGTCAAAAGACTACATCTCAGTCAAGGACAAGATAGAACGCCGGGCGATGGGGCTGATTGAAGGCTACACGCCACAGGAACTATTACTGCAAATTAAACAATTCGTATTTATGCTGAATAAAACGTTAGAGGAAGTCGTCAATGACATTGGAATTAATAGACAGGATATACCAGCAGAACTATCAAGAAAGATCAAGCAAAAGTCGGCACTTCCCTCTGAGGCTTGATAAGGTCTTCGATAGCGACGAGGAGAAGGACAGCGACAGCCTGTGGGTGATCCCACCAGTCCCGATACACGAATTCGTCAAGGATTACGTCGGGCTGGCAGGACTTTCTAAAGCGCAGGGAGACGTACTAACCTCCATCTTCCCGAAAACACCAGCAGACGGAGATAAGGTCTTCGACGTGGAGCAGGCGATCCTGAGAGTAGGACAGGGAGGCGGTAAAAACTACACCGTAACCGTCGCCGTCGTTTACGCTATCTACCTCTGGTGCTGTCTCAGAGACCCACACAAGTATTTCGATCTGGAATACCACGAACCGTTCGACATCCTGAATTTCAGCCAAGTAAACGAACAGCAGGCAAGAAACGTCTTCTTCCGGACATTAAGTAATCTCATGCGCAGAGTAAAAGACCCAAAAACAAAAGAAAACTGGTTCAGCAAGCACATGGGATTCAAGGTAGCGGAGTTCGGCAGAAAGGACATCAAGGACAAAGAACTCAATATCCCGAACAGAAGCAGAGACAGGGGTGGAATCAGGGTATACTGCTTAGATACCACAGCAAAAAGTGTCGAAGGATACACCATCTGGATGTTTATCCTCGATGAACCGTCACGAGCAAACACGCCAGTCAAATACGCCACAGCAAAAAAACAATACGAAACAGCCCTGACCAACGCACAAACCCGATTTGAGCCGTTCCAATATTTAGGGTGCATGTTTGCTTATCCTGAACAGGAAGTGAATGACCTCCTGATTGAGACCTACACGAAATACGCTGACAATCCACAGGAGAACAGCCATGAGATACACGAAAACATTTTGACAGCATGGTACGACACCTACGTATTCAATCCGAAAAAAACAAAAGACACCTATCTAAAGGCACATAAAAGCGATCCAATAGATGCGGACAGGCGGTGGAGAGCAATCGTACCTCCTAACGAATTCGGATTTTTCATGCCACACATGGGAAAAATAGAGGAATGTGCAAACCCTGACATGCATCAGCCGGTAAAGTGGAAAAGCACCCTCACTCAACGGATGGGTATGAAAAAAGGGAAAAAAGTATTACAGAATTATACAGCCGTCGAAGTGATCCAAATAGAAAAAGACGATCACATCCGCAGATGGGGTGGGGACTTTGCCGTCAGTAAGGACAGCTTAACTATCGTTGGCGGATACATGCGGAAAGCGGACAGGATTATACCGGATTACGTGTACACGGAAAGAAAAGACGGAATCGAAATCGAAAACAAAGTACAGATAGAAGCTATACCCGTTATAGACACCATTCTCGTCTGGAAACCGAAACAAGGGATGCCGATAGACTACATAAACGTAGAGGAAACCGTTATCAAATTATTCAGAGATTATTTTCCAAATTCCCGATCCCTGCATTTTGACAAGTACAATACTGAGGGCATCAAACAAAAACTGCTGGACATCGGAATTTATGACTGCGACACCCTAAGTTTTAACAATCCACAGCAGATGATGTACGGCAGGCTCACCAGACACCTGATCTGGAACAACGCCATTGAGTACCCTGACAATAAATTGCTCATGAGGGAAATGCGGAGATTACTGCTCCTAAACAACTCCAAAATAGACCATCCAAACGGAGCAGGCGAATCAAAGGACATCTGGGACGCACTTATTATCGCCGTCAATGACTTAGTAACACATTCATTCGAACACGGAGCATTAAGCATCGATATGGGTGAAAACTACGATACGGAGAAAGAATCTATGCAGGACTCAGACTTTTACGAAAAAGCACTAAAGGGATTTATTAGAAAGAACCACAGAGAGCCAACATCAAACAAGGAAATTTCAGATTACATGAGGCAACACATGAACATAGACAAAACAACCAGCCAAATCGAATACATGAAGCAAAGCTGGGAAATCGAATCAGACGAGAAAAGAGACAAAATACCCGGATTAGACCAGATACAAGGTGGGCTGGATTTAGGATTCGGGGAGGATGAAATAGGATATTGAAATGCTTATTAAAATAACACACAAAGAAATGGCAGAGATACCCGGACTACCCGAAAGTGCTATGGGAGGATACATGACAGAAGACGGAGAAATATATAAGTTATTCGGACAAGGCAACGTAAGACGGCTAACGAGTAAAACGATGACCAAAGGCGCATACGCTGGTAAACGGTTATGGACATCAAAAAACATACCGCTCAGAATATCGTTATTACTGGCAAGGAAAGTCGGCGAATAGTGAAGTTAACGGACATGAGCGAAAACACCATGAACTGCATGGAACAATTATTAAGCATGACGGAAGCTATCGTGCCGTTTGAGACGGATACGGATGAATACAAAACACTCACCTACACAGAAATACATCACGTCACCCTGAAAGCCGCCCTCATCGATGACATGTGGATACCGATAAGCCAACTCAGGTGTGATGAAAAAGCGAACCTGTACGTAAAGGACTGGTTCTACCAAAAAGAAATCGCCCAGCAATCAATGTTTTGATGACCATTGATGAATGGATAAGAGTTGAGGACGCATTCACCAAAACCTTCGGATGGGATGAAGGAATTAAAAGGATGATTATTTGCAAACAGAAAGGGCTACAGACCTTCATGCCCATAGAGTTATTGAGCTTACAGCAAGACAGAAAATTGAGGAAACTATTACGACATGAACTCCAAAAAAGAAAAAAAGATACGATATAATAAATATAATATTGAGACTGATATTATATTCGTAGTATATTCCGACGGTCTCGGCGGTGGCTACAAGCATACGTCGGGACTTTTTTATTAAAACCAGAACATGAGGATAACATGAAAGGTAATGGAACAAGTTTTTCATTTGTAGACGACAATCACTCAAATTTTGACCTATTAAGCAACGTAAGAGCAGACATCGCTCAGAACCTCAAAACCTTTTTATCCGAAGCGCAATCCACAGGCTTTGTTGAAGAAATAGACCGCATGATCGCCGAAGACCCTGAAATGGAGAAAAGCTACAAAACCTTCATGAAGGGACTGGACAAAAAAGGACAGACTCTCGGCAACCAAATGATGAGTATGATGATTGATCCAGATTATCAGGTGAACTCCGTCGAAAATTACGCATTCCCACATGAAAGGGTAAGACCAGAGATGTTACGGAGAGCAGGGAACAGCATTCCCGGACACCTGATCAAGAATCACAGGACTCAGCAGTTCGCAGAATTCGGAAACATAAGCGATGGTAAAAGACCCGGATTCCAGCTCGTGTTAACGGATGATGAAAAAACACCATCTGCAACCGAAAAAAAGAAACTTGTCGAAGCGGAGAAAGCATTCCTCAATAACTTATTTTATATCCCAAACGATCCAAAACCAAATCTCCAAAAATTTATAAATTACGCCTACAACGACTATTTCGACCTCGACAAAATAGCCTTTGCTATTGTGCGTACCAGAGCCAGCGCAAACAAACGAAAGGGATATAGAGGAATCCCGATTGCATTACAATTACTGGATGCTGGGACAATCTATCACATTGTTCCTCGCAATTTAGGACAGCCAAACTACGATCAGCACAGGTGGGACACAGCAGGGATGCGTACCGCTATGGATGATGCAGGTCTTATGCCGACCTTCCACGATGACTACCGATACATTCAGGTAGACAGATACGGACAGCGGAGAGCCATCTTCAAAGAAAGTGAAATGGTACTGTCACACGCATTCGGAACAAGCGACGTAAAAGAACAATTTATGGGATACGGGATTGTCGAAAAGTCCATGAAAGTACTCCGTTACATTATGGACAGCATCATTTATAACTACACTCGCCGATCCACTCAAACAATGCCGAAAGGGATGATCTCGCTAACGGGAGCGACAGAGGACGGCTTCTCAAGAGAGGAAATGGCGTTATTCAGAAAAATGATATGGGCAATCTCATCAGGGAAAAAGAACCAATGGAAATATCCGGTCATCGGGCTGCCCAAACAGGCAGATGCAAAATTCGTCAAATTCCACGAATCCTCAAAAGAGATGGAAGATTTTATGTGGTGGTCGACACTCATGAGTATTTTCTGCACCTACGCAGGACTCTCTCCGGAAGACATCAACATGGCATCGAATAAGAACACGGTTGGCAAACAGCGTTTATTTGATAAAAAAGAAGAAGAAGGTGGAATGGTGAGGAGTCAGGACATGGGGTTGCGGTTTTTCCTGAATCACGTCGAATCCATCATCAACTCCGCTAAAATAGCCGAAGAAATTACAGGAATGGAGGGTGTGAAATTCCAATTTGCAGGATTAGACGTTCAGGATGAAATTAAAAAGATAGAACTGAATCAAAAACAGCTACAGACAGACAGCAGTATAAACGACATTCTTGCTAAACAAGACAAAGAGCCATTCGAGTATATGCTGGGTGATGTTAATCTTTTTGATATTCCAGCAATTCAAAACCCACAGGTACAGCAATCCATTATGGAGGTGTATCGACAAAGCATGATGGAACAAGGGCAGGAGCAAGAGGACGAGCCACAGGATAATGCATTCCCGTGGGACTCTGAAGGCGGCGGAGGGGAGGAAGGATTCGACAATGAGGGAGGCGGCGGTAGCCCTGAATCCCCAGTCGCCCAAAAGGGAATGACAAAATCAAACGAAGTATTAATCAAAATCATAGATTAATTCGTTGGTGGTATAGTAATAGTGAGCAAACAAAAAGGAGACTAAAATGAGTTTAGCAAACATGGACAATTACCCCTTGCTGAAAAGCAGGATGTGCAAATGGCGATAGATGATATGAAAGATAGCAAACACACAAAGCCGTCAGGATTTCATGACCCTACAAAAGACTGATATTCCCTCCCAAATCCAGATAACGAAATCGGTACTCAACGGAACGATCCAAAACAGGGTTGACACCGTCGCCAAATTCGCTACAGCGTTAAACTTAGGCGAACAGGTGGAAATCCATCACCACATGAGCAAAGCGCACAAAGGTGAACGGATAACCACGCCTCACCTTATACCCGAACTCTGGGAACTCGAAAAACAGTTTTATGGGCTATTAGACAGAAAAAAAGTGGTGGAAACGATCCTGAAAGGGATAGGGATAAAAAAAGGACTCTGGAAAGGGAAATGGGGTGATAAGCCGTTATACAAGGGCGACGGTACGCCGTTCACCGAAGCGGAACTCGACGAATTACAAGAGGTGCTAACAAAAGCCTTATCCGTATCGGAAACAAAAGTAAAAAAATTAATCCTGAAAGCCGCTCTGGTCGGGAAAATAACCGGAATTCGCAAAGTTGGCAAAAGACTAAAAATAGATTTGTCAAAACTACCCAAGACACTCAGAGAGGCTCTCAAAACAGCAGGACTTACGATACAGGAAGTCAGGAGTATACAATATGCGCAGGAACTGGCGGCGATAAATGTCACATCAATACAACAACGGACGGAATCATCCATCAAGCGGATGGTAGTTCAAGCTCAATTCAATCGGACTCATCCCCGCCAGTTGGCGCAAAAAATGTTTAGAGAAATATCGGATGATGACGGTGCGCTGGACAGGGACTGGGAACGAGTCGCCATCACAGAGATGAACCGAGCTTCCTCTGACGGATTTATAGCAAATCAGCCGGATGGAGAATACGTGGTCGGGAACGCCCACGACGACGCTTGCTCTTACTGCCATAGTATGATAGAGGGCAAAGTATACAGGGTGAACCATGACGGGGCGACGGATTACGACCACCTCCCACCAGACAGCGATGAATACAAAAAGCTTAACAAACAATGGGAGCAGGAAATCTGGGTGGGGAAAAGCAACGTAAACAGAGCGTTCGCAAAAAGAAAACGGACACCGGAAGGATTACAACCAAGAGAAGAACACGAACTGGCAAAACCCGTGATACCTTTACACCCAAACTGCCGATGCACGTATACACCTTTCATGCCTGACATGGCGTACATAAAAGACGGCAAGGTCAAATTCGTACTTGGTGACAAAGACGAAAAAGAGCGAGTACAATGGGTGAAGCGTAACAAGGATTTATTTCAAGGACAATTTGAAGAACAGCAATTGATAGGCGGATAACACAATGAAAGAAGCAACAATAATCCATGAACTGAGACTACTCCACAAGCGGTGTGAACAGCTAACAATGGCAAACAATATGCTGACCAACGCATACAGCGACATTGCCGTCAGGTTCAGAGCGTATGAAAACTTATTCCACAGGCAGTTTATAACAAAACGGATTATCAAGCTGGAAGACTTGGAAATAGAAGTAGCAAGGGTGAATAAAGAGGAAATAACGCTAAAGCAGGCAATAGACAAGGCAAAAGAGGAAGCGATACTAAAACAGGTGAAAAAGAACAAGGCGAAGGCTGAGTCAAATCAGGTGCAAAAGAAAATCAAACAAAAAAAGAAGCAACTGGAGAAGGTTCTAAATAAGGACAAAAAATGACATTAAAACCAGTCAAGAGCGTAAAGCCAAAAGAAAAGAAAACGGGATCTGAAAACTACGACGAAAAAGCAGTGAAAAGCATGGCGGTGAAAAGCGTATCACCTATTCTTATTCCGACACAGCTATACGGAGAAATTACACGCAAAAAGTTAAAAGCGACGGAAAGACATTGAATAAAATAAAAGACATCTACGTCAACGAAAAGGTGATTAGTGAACTGAAAATCAACCGAAGTTCGGTATTCGTCCTAAAGTCGCCATTTATTATAGAGCAGAATGACGTGAGTTATTATCGACACGTAATAAAAGACACCATCACATCCATGACGGGGACAGAACCAAATCTTTTATGGCTACCGTTCAACATTTCAATAGAACAAATGCCGGATGAACATTTGCTGGAGTTACAAAAACAAGTGAACGGAATCGTTAAACAGCGAAGCAAAATAAACTAAGCTAAACAAAAAGGAGACAAACCATGTTTGAAAACTACCCATTATTGGAAAAATCAAGGGTCAAGGCGTACCAGCGTAGAACAAAGACAGGAAAAATCGTTCAAGTGAAGGAACATCAAGATTCAAGAGAAAAGAAAAACCCCTTCGACCATGCTAAATATAGCTTTTATAATAAAAAGGCGGAAGATTTTTGGAAAAACAATAATAAAGAGAATAGAAAAAAAGCACTCGAAGGTGCAATCCCAAGCATAAATGCGAAAGATTGGTCTAATGA